ATTCAATTAATATTATTGAAGGTAAGCATGAGACTCTAGGTAAGAATTCTCTACCTGAAGTATTAAGTGAAGCCCTTGGTGTAAACTTTGATATTAAAGTAGGTCATGATTATGTAGATGATTCAGATTCTCGATTCGATTTCTATCATAGAGAAGAAGAGCACCTACCATTTGACTTAGAGATGTTTAATAAGATCACAAAGGGTGGTTTAGTAAACAAGTCTCTTAATGTTGCCCTTGCAGGAACCGGTGTAGGTAAATCCCTATTCATGTGTCATGTTGCCGCTGGTGCTTTAACACAGATGAAAAATGTGTTATACATAACTATGGAAATGGCAGAAGAAAGAATTGCTGAACGTATTGATGCTAACTTAATGAATGTGCCTATTGATCAATTAGAAAATCTATCGAAAGATATGTTTGATAAGAAGATGCATAAGCTTACTGACAAAGGTGTTGGCAAACTTATTGTAAAGGAATATCCTACTGGTGCAGCAAATGCAAATAACTTTAGGTCTTTATTGAAAGAGCTTAAGATCAAAAGAGACTTTGAACCTGATTTAATCTGTATAGACTACTTGAATATCTGTTCAAGTGCTCGTATGAAAGCTATGGGTGGTTCTATTAACTCATATACATATGTCAAAGCAATTGCTGAAGAATTACGTGGGTTAGCTGTAGAGTTTAATCTACCGGTTCTAACTGCAACACAAACCACAAGAGGTGGTTTTGGTAACTCTGACGTAGGCTTAGAAGATACATCTGAATCATTTGGTCTACCAGCAACTGCTGACTTGATGTTTGCTCTTATAGCAACAGAAGAATTAGATAACATGAATCAGATAATGATTAAGCAACTTAAGAACAGATATAATGATCCAACAGGATCAAATAAAAAGTTTGTAGTGGGTATTGACAGAGCTAAGATGAGACTGTATGATGTAGAAAAAACTGCACAAACTCTCAATGTGAGGGATGAACCGCCTAAGGTCGCCAATAGATATGAGGAGTTTAATGTATGAGTTCATTAATGCAGTCTACAGCATGGACAGATAAATATATTAAGTTAGCAAAGGTAATCTCTACTTGGAGTAAAGATCCTAGTACTAAGATTGGTTGTGTGGTTGTAGGTGCTGATGGTCAGATACTATCACAAGGATTCAATGGTTTCCCACGAGGAATTAAAGATTCTGAAGAGAGACTAAATAACCGTGAAAGGAAATATGAATTAGTTGTACATGGTGAGATGAATGCAATATACAACGCATCTCTTAATGGAGTATCTTTAAAAGATTCTACTATGTATGTGTATGGTTTACCTACTTGTAATGAATGTGCTAAAGGTATTATTCAAGTCGGTATCAAAAAGGTTGTTGCCATGAGACCTGCTAAGTATAATAGTGATTGGGATAAATCAAACAAGAATGCTGCAGCTTTATTTAAAGAAGCTAATGTAACATATTTAATAAAAGTGGAGGAAGAATAATGGGTAAGACAACAGTGCCGTTTATAAAAAAACGAGCAAAAGGACAGCCGAAAGTTAAGAAAGATATGAGTCACGGTACATACCGGTGTAAGAGGCATCCTAATAGTAAGAGGTGCCAGAATGCTTAAAACAAAAGTATTAGCATTAGCAACTGGTGCAGCAGTAATGTGGTCAACAATGGCCATTGCCGATTCAAGTGTAAGAGGTTCAGTGAAGGACCATTATCATGAAGTTGTTTATCTTGAGCCATACTATGTTGAAGTATGTGGTGAAGAGACAAAGATGAAAGGTAATGTTGTTGAAGGTGCTGTATGGGGAGCAATCTTCGGAAGTATCTTAGGCGATGTTCTTAATATCGATAGGACAACTGGTGCTGTCGTCGGTGGTATGGTTGGTGCAAAGACTGAAGAAGCCAAAGGTAAGGTAAATACTACATCTGTTGTTTGTCAAACTGAAGTGCGTCAAAACAAAACCACGCGTAAAGAATATTCACATTCGACTATGAGATTTGAAATTGAAGGGAATACATATGAAGTCCAGTTTAATAAAAGATAAATTTAAACCGTTTGACAAGTGGTCATTTGTAGATAGGAATGATTTAGATACTGAACATTGGTATGTACGGTTAGAGGGTGGTGAATACCACAACGTTATATTCAGATACATGGATGTTAAACTAAACGAAACAACACAGTCTATTAACTTTGATTATGAAGTTATAGAATATCCTGGGGAAAATCCTCATGGCAATATACAATTCAATACTGCATTAGGTGATATATTAAAAAGTATATTAGATGATACATTGACTAAGCAGGATTATGTATTAGGACCTAAAGAAGAAGAAAATGAATCTTAAAGAAACACTAACCATTCTATCAGAAGAATGTGCAGAAGTTGTTCAGGCCAATTCTAAGTTAATTAGATTTGGCGTGGATAATGAAGAGAACAAGGATCATTTAGAGCAAGAGCTCGGTGACATTATGGCTATGATATGTATCCTTGATTATTATGGGTATGTTAACATAGAACGCATAGGTAGTCACATGGAACCTAAGCTAATTAAGCTTAAAAAGTACAGTACAATAAAGAACTTAAATAAAATTATTAAGAATTTATAATAGTATAAATACCTTTATATATTCAGTTTATAAGGGAATAAATGAAATCTTTAAGACAACACATACTCGAAGGGAGAAATGATCCTTCAATCTTCCACGCAGTATTTATGGCTGGCGCTCCGGGTGCTGGCAAATCTTTTGTTGCCGATTCTATGGCCCTTCCTGGGCAATTAGGATACAAAGAAATTAATTCAGATATAGAGTTTACTCGTTACATGAAATCTGCAGGATTAACTGACGAGACAGGCACAGTTATCCTTGACCCTAACAGAAAATTTGAACGTGGCGTTATACGAACTGTAGCAAAAAGACATACACAAGCAAAACAAAGTGGTGCATTGATTGGAAGGCTAGGTCTTGTTATTGATGGCACTGGAGCTAACTCTGGTAAGTTACTTAAGCAAAAGAAAACATTAGAATCTCTTGGATACGAATGCCTTATGGTATATGTTAATCTATCTTTAGAAGGTTCAATAGAAGCAGACAGACAACGAGGACTTGATGGTGATAGAACTATTGGTCCTGAGTTAGTTACTACTAAGTGGAAAGAATTACAATCAGGCCTGGATCCTTTTAAAAAGTCATTCGGCAAATTATTTTTCGAGATAGATAACTCTGTAAGAGAGAAAACTCCAATATTAGTACGCAAGGTATTAAACTTTATTGTCAAGTGGTCTAAAACTATGCCTAAAAATAAGGCAGCTAAAAAATGGATGGATGCAAATTGAAAACATATAAAGAAGTAGAGGCCATCGATTGTATGTGTGAAGACATGTACAAAGACTTAGTTGTTGAGAAGTATGAAGGCAAGACACTAAATAATCCTACTCGTTCTGAGAAAGGTGCAAAACACAAGTTCCATGTATATGTAAAGAACGCTAAAGGTAATGTTGTAAAGGTTACATTTGGTGATCCTAACATGGAAATTAAAAGAGATGATCCTGCCAGACGTAAAGCTTTTAGAGCCCGTCATAACTGTGCAGATAAAAAAGACAAAACTACAGCAGGATATTGGTCATGTTACCAATGGAGAGCTGGAGCAAAGGTAGATAATTAATGTTAAGCTTTAACGAAAAAGTAGAAGAAGATACTGGTATGCGTATAATTGATTTGCTCCCTAAGAAGGTGAAGCGAATGATATATAGACACCAACACCAAGACAAGTATAAAGCTGCTCTGCTCATGATGAAAGCATTAAGGAAAGATCCTGATGTAATTTCTAGAGGTCTATCTAAAGATAAAATTAAAGCTATTGCTGCTGATCACTTTGGTTTAAACCACAGAGAGTTTGATAAGGTACTTGATCGTAAGACAAGATACGAAGAGAAGACTCCTGCACGACCTCAAGATGATGATTCAGGTTGGGTAGAAGAGTTTATCGTTGAGGCTCCACTAGGACCCGGTGATCTTGGAGGTGTTAATGCTGTTACTGGTGAATTAAGAGTAGAAATCCTTAAAAAATTAATTAAAGATGGTACACCTATCAAGATGGTTCCAGGTAAAGGCCATAAGAATGACTTGTTTACAGTAACAGATAAGAAATTAGCCTTAGACGCCTTAGATAA